TTCGCTCACTGACAGGAGTCTCAACTTTAGTTGAGGTTCCTTTTTGTGCGTCCATGATATATCCTTTAAAAGTTAGAGGGGAGATATCTATCTCCCCTCTAAGGTTAGATTAACTTAATTAACAAACAAATTCTGCATGAGAACATCAATCGCATACGTACCAAGACTTGAAGCTGTAGCTGTCGCAGTATTAGTCGTAACCATTGTTAACTCATTTGAAGTTGTGCTTGTCATTAACACTGCACCAGTTTGAGCCCCGTTACTCGCGACAGTCACAGATGCCATAGTAGCATCTGTAAGTTGTCCAACGGCGGTTCCCACATTTGTTGCAGTCGCAACGAGACTGGTACCGTTATAGAACTGGAAGTTAACCCCAGTTACGCCAGTCCCGGCCGCACCTACACAATACACCCTAATCCCAACTAGCTTTGAGGGCTGCTTAAAAATAGGGAATCGATACCATCCATTCCCTGCCGTACCAAGCGTACCAGTATAGGTAGTTGAAGACGTACCAGTCCCGGCATTCGTTCCGAGCGCGACGCCTGTAGCAGGGCCACACCCTATCACGGCATCCTGAAGTGTTACTTGATAATTCGCATCAACGTAAGCCATAGTTTTTTCCTTTCTTACAGGCTGGTCACATAAACAATATGTTGCTCCGCAGGAGTAGTCGCGTAGTTCCACACCGTTTTCCACCCGCCCAGGAAGTACCAAGCCAAACCCTGGTCGCGTCCATAGTCTGTTGACACTTTCACGCGAAGCTCTTCGGGAATTGCCACGGCCTCATAAACCGCATCTGCCCCAAAAAACACCGCCTGTCCATGTATCGAGCTATTTCCAATCGTGTTCGAAAGATATCCCGTCTCTTCCACGAATCGGGTATTGTAGTACTTCCCAATTTCCCCGTTAAAAATATTCTTCGCAAAATCCACGGTATACTTCGAAACATCCACCCAACCACCAGTCGCAGTATCGCTAAACAGTCCACTCAGAGCCGCCGTAGAAGCAATACAGATATAACTCTGCCCATCAAACTTCGGGATAAGTTTCTTCTTCATAAAATCCACAATCGCACGAACGTTATAGCCCGTGAGATCTGCGGACGCGGTAGAGCCTGCGACGCTATTTGTAGTAATAACCGTGCTTGCCGTTCCATACATAACTGCGATAAAATCGGTAGTTACATATTGAGAGCCAGCCGCGCTTTCTAGGGCCTTAACCATATCGTCTCGAAGACTCTGCTCAACGGCAGGCTCGATCATAATTTGGCCAAGAGCTTCCAACTTTCCGGTGTAGGGCACGGAGTTACCGTATTCTACGATTACTCCCGTCCCTTGTCCAACTGTAAAGTTGGTCTGAGGCATTGTGTTAGTTTCCGCAAGAATCGTTCCTTGCGTCGTCACATTTCCTCGCTTATCGAAAAGCCACGTATCGCCCCGGTTTTTACCGATGCTTTCCTTCACATCGACAAATTGCCGAAAGCGAAACTGAGGCTGCGCCTGCGCACGCAATCTTTGCGTGAGGTAAGGCTGAGACAAATAACCACCAAGGCTACCTGTCGAATACTGTTGACCTGCCATAGATCATCTCCTTTATCGTGTTGATTTATGCTCCTTAACTATTTAAAGTCCATGCTGTCTCTGCGACTGTGCGGATCGCCGAGCGAAGTAATCTTGGTTAGATTCGCCCTGCTGAGATAACTGCGGTGCAGGAGCAGTATGGTCTCCAACCTGTTGGGGAGCGGGCGTGAAAGCCTGGGTCACGGCAGTTTGTCGCGTCATAGCTTCCTGTTTGCCATCAGCACGATACTGAAGGCCCATGTTTCGTAATTCGTTTACCTCTGCGTCTACTGCGCTTGTATACTCTTTAACAAATTCTTGGGACGAGCGGATACGTCCATTACGTCGAGCTTCCTCAACGCGAGCATTAACGGGAGCTTCAAGGTAGCGCTCAAATCTGATAAGGTCTGGATTTTCCCGGCGAACCTTCTCTACATGCCGATCTATAGCAAGTTGAACTTGGGTTGCCGCGAGAGAGTCTTGGTAGGCTCTGGTTTTAACCTCTTCCACAATACTCTGGCGAACGGAGTCTGTAAGAACTTTTTCCGCTCCATCAAAGTCTCCCTGACGAATTTTATCTACCCATCCCTCTTTAGGAACGGTAGGAATTGGGGGTGAGACTGGAACTCTGTTTCTTAACTCTGCAAGCTCGCTTCGAAGCGCGAGAAGAGTCTCGGTAACTTCGGGGGGAATAGAAACCGGAGCGGCCACAGAGGGAGTCTGTGAGGGCGTGGGAGCTTGTAGGGTTTGGGATTGGGTTGGCCCACTATAAAGTCGTGCGTATTTTTGTTCGGGTGTTTCTAAATCCATCGAAGCCGGAGGAGTTAGGGGAGTTTGAACTTGTGGTTCGGTTAATTGAGGCGAAGTAGCCATAAGATTTTTTCCTTTTTACGTTAGTGAGATTCCATGAGAGTTTAATTCCGCGACGGCCTTTTCGCCACGAGTTAATACCGATTCAATTGTTGCAATGATAAAATCTATGCCATAAATTCTTCCGGCGAGTTGTTCTTTAGTAAGGCCTTCAGGAAGCGGACTTCCAAGAAGATGACTTACAAGAGCCTTAGAGTATTGCTCGCGAACTATAAAGAGCTTGGGTTTTAATACATCCGTCCAAGCAATATGCTGGAGCAAATCAAAAGTATCCTCCGCTTTCGCAGCAGCAACGAGATTATCGTGAGGGTCCATAAGGATTTTCTCTAATTAACTTGTAGGAGGAGGTGGCGCTATTTGTGTCCAGTTCCCCGTTAGATAGGGCGTTCCATCCAGATTCTTAGCTAAAGACCAATTATGAATTGAAGCTACCAACGTTCCAAGAACCGGATCGTTCAATACCATCCCATCGTAAACCTGCACACTCGTACCAGCAATCAGTCCAAGAGTCACACCTTGTGGAATTAGATATTGCGGTGTGGCAGGAAGTTGAGTATAGCACCACCCAACAAAAGCCGGAGGAGTTGGAGCGGGAGCGGGAGCAACGGTAATATTAAGATAAACCTTATACCCCACTCCATCTGCATTAAGAGCTTGAATGCACTGACTTTGTAGGTTAGCTATAATAGCTCCAAGTGCGGAAGGACCAAAGTTAAAGAACGTTAAGACCGCTTGTCCTGCATTTATCATTCCACCATTAGGCAATACAATCATAAGATTTGGTTGATTGGGTTGATCTGGGTCTCCAGCAGACACCCCCATTCCTGGGTATGCAGCCACAACTCCTCCTACGATAGCCGCCATTGTAGCGGCAGCCGTAGGATTAGCATACCAATATTGGCTTAAATGAGCGGGGCCAAGCGGAGTACTCTCGGTTGGATCGCTTATCCAAGCATTTGGAAAATAAGTTTGGGGGGTCCATCCATGCGGTAGGATCGTTGAAATCGTTGGTATTGAAGTCGTAATTGTTCCCATATTTTTCCTCTCCCGAATATTTCGGGATAGTTACTTATTAAACCACTCATAAACCAGACCGACAAACTTATCGGTCTGAAGTCCTGTCTGTCCTGTTAGGGGGACCAGACCACGAATTCCCGGGACTATAGTTAACCAGCGAGCTACCCGAAACGACATGGCAGCTTCAAATGTTACACTACCTGGAGTAGTAGTAGCCGTACTGTTAATACTTGCGCCAACTCCCGCCCCGCCCCATAATCCCACGCGTCTACCTTGCGCGAAGTGCTGCCAGATCTCAAAATCCACCTTTCCAGATTGCCCGCGATAAATCGCTTGCTGAAGAGTGCCAACAATAAACATCGAGCCCTTCACATTAACTCCAACTACTACTCCTGGAACTATATGAGAGTTATAATCGGAGAATACCATGGCAAAATACGCAGGTTCTGTTGTAGCGGTTAAAGGTGCAGAAGTTGAACTTTGTGCCCACGCAACAGACATAAGTATAAAAAAAGTTATAAGTTTCATGGTATTACTTGAATTGGCAGGGAACCAAGCGCTAATATACGCCGATACTCTTGGATAGGAGTTGTTTCTTTTACTGTTTCAATCGAGGCTGTGGGGTCTGTAACTAATCGTAAACACGCCGAACATACAAGATTGTAATTCCGTAGTAACTTTTTTGCAGCCCAGCGTAAAAATCTGTGCATTAAGGTATAGTCAATAAGATCGGCAACTAGATCTGTCCTACCATACTTGCACTGCCCCGCTCGTTGCATAGCTACTAGTTGTGCCGTAACGTTCTCTAAGTTGGTTGGGTCTGGGGCTGTTTCCTTTCGATACGGAATTATCACAACCAAGCCTCCATTGCTATATTCGTGTAGACGTTCACTAAATACGTTCCATTGAGGCCCACTAACATGCTGCCATTCGGTACTCTCAAATAACATAAGAACATCGCGTTGCCAACATAAATACCCGCAATGCGACCAAGGAGCATGGGTTACGTCTTTAATAATACCGCTTAAAATTGCTCCAAAGCCAGCTTTTAAAAGATCCGAACTTCCCGAAAAGAATACTGCCCCTCCATAAGGGAGATTAAATGGAAGTGTCATAGTATATTTCTTATTTTTTTTGTTGTATAATAGCTGCGGAGTTGGTTTGGGAGGAATCCTCCCAATGATGAATCTCCTGAGCAATAGCAAATGTAGTTCCACATGCAGCTAGAAGATATGCAATATACTCTCGTATACGCATTTTTACTCTAGCTTCGACTACTCGTTCTTTTCGCTGCTCCTCAAGTTGCTCGGTTCTTTTAGATACTGCTTCAATCTTTGTGCAGTAATCGTCTCGCATCTCTTGAAGAATACCGGGACGGCCATTAGGAAATAGCTTAGAAAGCTTATCTCGAACTTCTGCTAATCCTGCTATCATCTCCGCCATTCCGGTAGCAACTCCTACTTTTAGGGCCGATACCTCCTTACCTAAGTCAGTTACCGTATGATCGAGCGTATCAAAACGCCCTGCACATATCGCGACCATGGGACACATCTCCTGGGGGTCTACTACATTTACTGAAGTTAAATCCGACATAAACGCTCTTTTCCTACTATAAGTGTCCGGTGTATTTCGCTCGCCTATCTCTCGATCCCAAACTTCTTGGCTAATTGCTCAATCAACTGGCGTATGGATTTCTTCTCTTCCGCCATCTCGTTGAGCCTCCGCTCCATTTGAGCCCGCCTTGTGCGTTCTTCCCGCAACCTTGCTTCCAGTAGGATATACCGCTCGAACCATCTTTCGTCCATGTATCCTTCCTAAAACGCCGATGGCAGAATCGCTATCGACACCGGCCCAATATCGGATGGCTGAATGATTGGCACCAGCGATGCCGCCACACATCCGCCCGTGCAGGTGCCTGTAACCGCCACCGTTGCCGGCGTCGCAACCCGGTAGTGCGCGCCACCCGAGACCAGCGTGATCTGTGGCACGCCACCGCTGAACGTGCAGGTCGCGCTCGCCGCATGTGGCGCGATGGTGCCGCCCAAGTCCCAAGCGTCCCGTGGCGTGATCGTAACCCCGCACGTCCCCGAGTACCCACTCCCCAGGGTGCCACTGAACCCGATGATCTTCCCGTCATGGGCCGTGCCCTTGAGCGCAAGGTTTGTCGGCTGCCACCCCTGTCGGACCCAGGCCCACGACTGGTCGATGCAGGACCTGATGTCGCTGCATTGCCAGAGGGCTTGGAGATAACCGGCCAAACTCGATGCCTGCGATTTGACGCGAGATGCCCAGGTGTCGAATCCCCGCGTGGTGTCCACATACTTGGGACTCACGGTTATTTCGTGGGCACCAGGTCCGCCGATGCTGGCGCAAATCTGGTAGGGGCTGCTATTGAACGTCGAGGGGTTACAATTCGTATCCAGACCGCCGCTGAACAACGTCGAAGTGTACCCGTTGTACATGTTGTTCCAGTCCACAACACTACTAGCTCCGATCATCGTATTGGGTGCCGTGCCGGAGCCTTGAAGATCGGCAAACTGTAAATTGCCCGTGCCGGTTGTAGGCGACCAGCCGATGTTAGCCCGCAGTGACGCCAATGCCGCATTGGTAGGGTAGTACAAATTGCCGTGTCCGGCGGTTACCATCCACCCAATGTACCCCAAGCCGTTCTCGCCGTTGTGATCCACGTATCCAACCGTCCCTGGACCGGACGGATTTCCGTTAGCTGAATCCCACCATTGACACGGCGGATCGCCACTATTGCCCACGATGCCAAGATTGTCCAGGACATACTGGGATTCGCCCGTAGCCGAATCCCCACCAAAACCACAGTGACCCTCGCTGGCCTGCGGTGTCGTGTTCCATTTTTGAGCCACCGACCCAAATAGCTTGTAGGGACCGCTTGCATGAAATGCCGGTCCCATGTGAACGGATGATGGACCGCTCGTGGTTGCCAGCCAAACGTTATTCAGGCTGCTCCAATGGACGCTCGGGAAAGAGTAAGCGCCTTGGGTTACAACCACGTTATTCGTAAATGTCCCTGTCGGGTAAGTCGCGCTCGTATTTAGCATCCACCCCAATGGGAAGACATTCCCGCTCCAAGTACAGCCCTGAAAGTAATCGGTCTGTCCCACTCCAGTTTCCGAAGCAAAGTAGTTCCCTGCCACCGTACAGGTATTGATGGCTCCAGCGAGACCCAACATATGAGTTGGATTTGCATTCAACCATCCTGTGATATCGTTCACCGTCCGACTGCGAAGCCATGTCAGCTTTGTCAGAGCCGACGCGTAGTACGTCCCTGCGCTGCCCAGCGTGCTTGTGGTGTCGAACACGCTGTCCTCCACATCGATGACTCCAGCATTAGCATACCCATTGGCGTTATTGTTACTCCCATAGTCCAGGCAGGGGACGGTGGACGCTCCGCAGTTTCTGAAACTGCTCCCGTAAATCTGGTAGGTGATGTCATCGTACAACGTACCCATCGCGAACAAGACCGGGTTGTAGCCTCCGGCGACATCGGCGCCGATGTACTTCGTCTGGCAAGAGTAGCCGAAGTTGCTACTGAAGGTGCAGACGTCGCCCTGCGTGCCGAAGACGATGTTGTTCCAGTTGGCGCTCGCGCCCCCGTAACCGCGATACTGAACGCTCCCATTCGCGTTGTCGTGGACGAACGTCGCTCCAGTGTCCAGCTTGAAAACTGCGAAGTGGGTCGGGCTCGCTCCCGCCGAACTGTTCAACTTGAAATTGCCTGTGACGAAAAGAG